AAAAATATTATTTTAAAATTCATGACAAAAAAAAAAAAAACTCTATTCCTATACAAAAAGGAGAAAATATAATTCTCCATGATGTAATTCTTAATAGTATGGATTTTTTGGGATATAATATGACAGAGTCAGAAATTTATGATTTAATTGAAAAAAAAAAACTAAACATAAAAGATGGTGATCTTAAATTTAAAGATTTTATTAGAATAATTGAAGATCATATACTTATTAAATTTAATAAAATAGATTTCAAATATTTTTTTGAAAAATTAAAAATTTTGGAGAACGATAAACCCTATATTCCAAAGTGTAAATTGGAAAAAATTTTAATTTCATATTCAAAAAATTTAGATTTAAATGATATTGAATATATTATTGAACATTTGGATATTCATAATAATTCCAAGATTACATTAGAATCGTTAAATGAATTATTAAAGTAAAAAATTTGAATTATTATTTATTTTAAATGTTATAAATGGATACTAATTATCTTTCGGATTTTGAAGAATACGATTATTCATCAGATGATTGTTCAATATCATCTATGACAAATAATAATAAAAAATCTTATAATATTTCTTCAGTTCATGCTTGTATATTTGAAAAGAACCCAGAAAATATAATTTGGCTAAAGCAAATCGAAAAATGGATAAAAGAATCAAATAAAAACTACATTATTGATTTTGATCCAAATTATCCCCTTAAATGTAACTTTACAATAATAGATGAAGGGGATATTTTAGGAAATTTTATTTGGGAAGTAAATAAAGAAAAACCTTATTTTCCACAAACACCTCCGAAAATGAAATGGATATCACCTCAGTATAATTTTAAAACGATGTGTTCATTAAAATATATGGAACCTTTACATATTAGATATTGGAATTTTTGTCAGGATTTGGATAATCTTCTAAATAAAATTTATCTATATTTAAAAAATGTAAAATTGAATATACAATCAAATACAGAATTATATGAACATTTATATAACATAATTGAAATTTCTGAAATATATCCGACTTCATTTCTTTCAGAATTACCAAAATTCGGTATTATTCATAAGCAACATAATAAAAAAATTTATAAAAAGTATTCTGGAATCCAATATAGTCAGGGAACAATAGAAGATTGGGATTTTTCAGATCACGAATCAAAAAAAAAAAAGTTAGATGATATATTTACAAATTTATATGATTTTCTAGTCACTAATAATATAACTCCCCAAAATATCAATGATATCAAGATTTCACCATTGGTACCATATTTAATACATCATTTTAATGAAACATCAACGCAGGAGATTTTAAAAAATCAAAATATGTATGATAAAATTTTTAATATTTCTATGTGGATTTTAGATAATATTGGTTTTATAGATTTGCATAGATGTATGTTAATTAAATTATCAGAATTGATAACAATTATTGATAAATTATCAACATTATCATCATTTGACTTGTTCATACAAAATACTTATCATAAAATCAAAATGAAAGCAGATGAAAATTCAATTTCTTGTAATCAACAGACAAAATTGTCAAAATTAGAAATTGGAGAAAAACTTAATCATGATTCATTAGTTTCGGATTATCCTTTACAATTTCAAAATAAACAATTTCAGAATGTTGATCGTTTTCATTTTCATAAATTTCAAACAAATAATAGTTCATATAAAATTAAATCGAAATGGATTAGACGATTATTATCGGAATGGTGTGATCTTAAGCATTCATTACCTCTTACATTTGATCATTCAATATTTATGGCATGGTCATCTGAAGAAAATACGCCATATCTTTTTAAAATTTTGTTTTTTCCTCCTTTTTCAACGCCTTATGCGGGAGGTTGCTATGAGTTTGATATGTATATTCCTCCTGAATACCCGAATGTAAATCCTGAATTAAAATTTTTAACTACTGGTAATAATAAGGTGCGATTTAATCCAAATCTGTATAATTGTGGAAAAGTTTGTTTATCCTTATTGGGAACATGGAATGGTGAAAAATGGAATCCAGAATATTCAAATATAAATCAAATTTGTATGTCAATATTAGCTCTTATATTTGTGGATGATCCTTATTTTAATGAGCCTGGATATCAGAATAGTTGTAATAGTGAAGAGGGTAAAAAAAGATCGAATGAATACAATGATCGAATAAGATTATATAATTTGAAATATGGAATTCTTGAAAACTTAAAGACTTCGAATTCTGTATTCAAATCTATTATACATAAAAATTTTAAATGTAGAAAACACAAAATTTTAGAAACAATTGAATCATGGATAGAAAAATCAACAGATTCATTACAAATAGAGAAATTAAAATCGTATTATGGTGAAATTAATATTATTGAATGATGAATAATAGTCAAAAATGTAAGTTTAAATCTTTATTTTTTTATCTGGTTATGAAACTATTATGTCGACTATATGGGAACAAGCAATCAATTTAAAAAATCTTTGGCTAAAAGAAGAAAAAAATTTTATTCCACCATATTCTTGTAAGCTATTATATATACGATTTCAGCAAAATACATGGTCAAAAATTGAATTATTAAATTATTTAAATTCATTTTGTGATAATAATATTGATACTATTGATTTTTATAATCATGAAAATTGTAGAGGTGGTTATGGTTTTGCAATTTTACATATGAAATCACACGAATCTGCAAAAAAATTTTTTGAGACGAATATTTTAAAATTATATTCACCAATAGGAACTTTACAATTTGAAAATAATAAATCGATAATAATTGAATGGTTAGATCCCTTTTACATTTATAATTTTTTTGACTATCATCAACAACATACAAGGAATATTATTAGTGAATTGAAATATAAAAATGAATATTTAATGAAAAGAATATATGATCTTGAGAAAATTATATCCTTACATGATAAAAATATTAAATTTCAATCATTAGAAGATGATTTAGATGAGAATGGATCCATTATAAGTGTTATTCCTGATATCAATTCCGAATCTGATCTATCAGAATTAAATAAAAATTTTGAAAGACAAAAGAAAACAAAAAATATATCACCACAGTCATGTTTTTCAAATAATCTTGGTTAATAGTTTAATTATAGATGGATTTATATATTGAGAATAATTTATTTTTAGCTTTTATTAAATAGGAATACTTGAAATTCTAATTATTTTTAAAATTTAATCATATTTAAAAAAATATACTTTTATAATAAAAACTTATGCCAACTTATGTTGATAAATCACAAGTTATTTCAGCACTAAAACCTATTCAAGATCTTTTAATAAATAATTCTCCAGAAACTAATATGTTTCCTCATGAGCCCTATCCTGCATTATGTTCTTCACCAACAAATGCGAATTTAGATCAAAATCTTTCCCATACTAGTGGAGGTCAAATTCTTGCAGATTCTGGAGGAGTAAAACTTGTAAATGACGATTCAAAAAAAAACAAAATTATAATTTTCATATGGTTTTTATTATCATCAATTGGGACATTTTCATATTTAAAATATAAAAATATATTACCGAATTTTAATGATTTTTCATCACTTAATCCTAATCATTTAAAATCAAAAATATTAATTTTTCAAATCCTGGATCATTCAATTACCAAAGTAAATCATTAAATAAATACAGGATTGCTATAGGATGTGATGCGGGGACGAAAAATCAAGGAGAAAGATCGATTGCTATTGGTTATCAGGCGGGATCAGTTCAACAAAGATCTAAATCAGTGGCAATTGGAAATTGTGCTGGTAAAAGTTCAACAGGTAAATCATCATTATTAATTGGTAATATGGCAGGTTATAATAATGAAAATGATAATGTTATTATTTTATCTGCTTGTGAAAATATTATAAATAGTAGTCATCCAAATTCATTTTATGTGGATCCGATTAGATGTGATACGATAGATTTAACAAAAAAAATTAATGTATCATCAGTTTTTTATAATAAAAATACAAAAGAAATTGTTTATTCAAAAAATTGTTTATTTGGTGAACTTCAGGATTCTATATTACAGCTTAGACAAAGAGTTAGGGAATTAGAAGATTTTCAAAAAAAATTAAAATTTACTATTTTGTTATCAAAAAATTATGATTTATTTAGAGAATACGATTGTGAGATAGGAGATCAGATAATTCAGATTAATTTTTCTAATAAAATTCTTATTCCAAATAATCTTAATTGGTTAATTTCTAAAAATCATTCAAGTGGTATAATATTTGAAATGAAACTTGTACCTGATAAAAATGTATTTCAAAATTTTACAATAGCTATATTTAATCATATTAAACAGCAAATTATGAAAGCATTCGATTTTATTAAAATAGAGCCGATTATAGAGCCTATTTATCAAAATGAAAAAATAATCGAAATATATGTGAAATTTTCTAAAGTAATTGATGATGAATATCCTAATCCAAGTAAATTACTTCCTTTTGGAAATTATGTTATTATTCTAAAAAAAAAAATTATTAAGGAGGAAATATCGATTAAGATACCTAAATCTTCAATAAAAATTATTCTTAAGGATGAAAATAAATTCGAAATGCTTAATACAGATTTTTTTCAAGTAAAGTATGAAACAATAGATTTTGATGATAATAATATAGATCCGGCTGTTATTGAGTTGGAATAAAAATGATAAATTTTTTTTTTTTTTTTTTTTATTTAAATAGTTGTATTTTTATATTTTAAGTTTTTTATTTTTTCATATATTTAAAAAAAAATATATAAAAGAATTTTATATCGAAAAAGTAGAATGAATAATGAAGCTAAAAATATAAAAAGAATGGTATCTCGATTGCTGGGACAAAAGCAGAAAACTAATAACGAGGAAAAAAAAAAAAAAAAATACAATAGACATATTCGAAGAATAGAAAAATTAAGTAATCATTTTGTTTATAAAGATTATATTTATGAGCAAAATAATGTATTAATTTCACATAAAGTAGATGTTCTAGTTGTAGGTGGTGGACCTGCAGGGATTTGTGCATCTATTGCATCTAGTCGAGCTGGCGCAACAACAATGATTATTGAACGTTATGGCTGTTTTGGTGGGGTTATAACTACAGTAGGAATGGAAACTTTAGGTTGGTATAGATATGAGGGTACAGTTGATTCTGAAGGTATTGGTAGAGAGATGGAACGTTTAGCTGAAGAGATGGGTGCATCATCAAAATGGCCATATAATGAAAGTCATGCTTTAGATACGGAACGATTTAAAATAATTGCAGACAATCTTATTTTAAAAAATAATGTGATTCCACAGTTGCATACATACGTGGTGGATGTAATATTAGATAAATATGTAGACAATAAAAAAATTATAGGAGTTATTACGGAAAGTAAATCAGGAAGAAGAGCAATTATGGCTAAAAGAGTTATAGATTGTACTGGTGATGCTGATGTTTTATATTTAGCAGGGGGAAGATATAGTCAATTAGATTGTGAAGATGCTTTGGGAGTTAGTACCGTTATAAATTTGGCGGGGATAAATAAAAATAAATTTTTGGATCATATAAAAAGAAATCCTAAAACTTATGAAAACTGGTCAGATGGATGGGATCAAACAACAGCAGGGAAAGAAGAAAAATTAAAATCACCTTATTTATCTGAGGAATTCAAAATAGCAAAGGAAAAAAATATTATACCTGAAGAATCAGAAAATGTTTCAATATGTGGTTCATGGAGTACTATTACTGATGAAGGTGAAGCTACTAATTTAAATCTTATTCATATGGATGGTTATGATGCGACGGATGTAAAAGATCTTACGAGAGCAGAAATTGAAGGAAGATCATATGTTGAAACTACTTTGAAAGCGTTAAGAAATACTTTACCTGGTTTTGAGAAATCAAAATTAAGAAATATAGCAATGCAACTGGGTATACGTGATACAAGAAAAATATATGGAAAATATAATCTAAAAGAAAATGACGTTAAGAATCAAGCAAAATTTGAAGATACAATAGGGATATTTCCTGAATTTATCGATGGATATAATATATTAATTTTGCCAACTACTGGAAGATATTTTCAAATTCCAAGTCGTGCATTAATTGGAGATATAGATAATTTACTCGTTGCAGGTAGATGTGTTGCTGGTGATGCAGTTTCGCATGCTGCTACACGTAATATGATGTGTTGTTGTGTAACAGGACAAGGTGCGGGTACGATCGCGGCAATTTCATTAAAAAATAATGAAAATACACATAATATTAATATTAAAAATGTACAAGATGAATTGATTAAACAAGGTGCTAGAATATATTAAATTTTTTTTTTTTTATTTGCATTCCATTTAATGTTTTGTATAGTTTGATGTCTTTATTATAATATTTGTTTATAAATTTTTTACCATTTTTGGAGAAATGGTAATAGTTTATTTTTTTAAATGGATCTTTATTTTTATTTAAATTTAATAATATTTTTGGATCTTCTTTTTGTATTTTTAGATTACCAGATTTTAGATTTCGTTTGTTTAATAAATTATGCCAATCATTTTTTAGATTATTATATCTTAAAATATATGTGGGTGCTGAGTTTCCATTCCACCATTTGGATTGTGGAGAAAAATTCTTATCTTCATCTAAAAGAATATTATTAATTTTGTGTTCATGAATATTCTTAATAGTTCTTAAAGCTTTTTTATAATTTGGATTATTTTTATTAAATAATGCATCTGCCAAATCTGATGATTTCTTAAAATCAATTTTCCGTTTCTTTTTTATTTTATTAAATGTATCATTAAATCTTTCCATAGGTTCTCTTAAGATTAATATGGTATCATATTGTTTTAGATTTTTTGTTCCTTTATTATTCTTAAAGATTTTGATAGGTAAATTATATTTTTTGATATTTGATTGAATAATATCACTATTTGTTCCTGGAATAGTAATAAATGCCAAAGGTCTATTACCTGGTTTTCCATATGTTTTTATTTTTTGGGAATAAGTATAATAATTTTCTTTTTGAGTTTTATTTTGAATGTAAAATATTATTCCAAATAGTATTAGAAAAAATAAAATTAAAATTATTAATTTATTCATTATTATTAATATAATAGATAATTTTTTTTATCTAAGATTTTTTGCCTTTACTATTTGTTCCATTATCATTTCCCCATATTTTTCAATTTTAATTTTACCTATTCCATTTACATGTAATAAGTCATTAATATTATTTGGTTTTTTCTCTACAATATCTAATAATGTTTTATTATTTAGAACACAATATGGTGGTATTTTTTTTTCTTTTGCTATTTGGCTTCTTTTATTATGTAATAATTTATATAATTCTGTTTGTACGATATTTTTGACCAAGTTTTTTTCATCAATTGTTTGATCATTAATTTTTTTTTTTTTTGTGTGACTATTATTAAAATATTTACTAATTAAATTTTCTTTTTTAATGAATATTTTTAATTGTTTATTATTTTTTAGAATAGTATTGCATTTTTTGTATAAATATAATTTTTCATAAAATAAATTATTTTTTGTTAATATTAATTCTTCTTTTATGTATTTATTACTAATTAGAAATATCATTATTCTATCTAATAAATTATCTCTGATTGGTTCATCGAGTTTTTCATGTGATTTATATTTATCTTTTCCATTTAAAATTAATTTTATTCGTGATCTAGATACATCATATTTAATAATTAATTTAAAAATTTTTTTAGTTATTTCTGTTATATCTTTTTCTTCTTTGAATGAGTTATTTAGACAATTATCACAAAAATTGTTGCATTTATAAGGTGTTATTTCACCAAAATAATTTGTTAATAAATAATGTCTGCAATCGAATTTATTTTCTAAAAATGAAACCATTTTGTTTAATTTATCAATTTGATGATATTTATATTTATCTTGATTTTTATCACAATTTTTATTTATTTCTATTAATTTTTGTTGTGCAATTTTATCGCTATAATTATAATAAATGATGCAATCACATTTTTTGCCATCTCTTCCTCCTCTTCCGATTTCTTGATAATAATTTTCGATGGATTGTGGCATACTTGTATGAATAACAAATCTTACATTATGTTTATTGATACCCATACCAAATGCAATGGTTGCTATAACAATAGGAATTTTTCCAGATTTCCAATCATCTTGTATTTTTTTTCGGGTTTTTTTGGACATTCCTGCATGATAATAATTAGTTTTAATTCCACTTTCTAATAGAAAATGATGAAATTTTTCACATTTTTTTCGGGAATGGCAATAAATTATGCCAGACATATCATTATAAATATTCTTAATTTTATCTAAAATATCAATCATCGAATCTTTATTTTTCTTATCTAAAATGATTAAATTTAGATTTTTTCGTTGAAAACTTTCTTTTACACATTCACAATTATGCTTCATATTTAATATAAGTTTAATCTCTTTTTCAACTCGTGGAGTAGCTGTAGCCGTTAAAGCCATAAAAGGTACATTTTCTAATTTATCTCTTAATATTTTCATTTGTAGATAGGATGGTCTAAAATCATGACCCCATAATGATAAACAATGTGCTTCATCAAAGACAACTAAACTGAGTATATTTCTTTTATTTAATTCTTGAATTTTGGATAAGAATCCATCATTGTATTGTAAGGTTTCTGGATTAGTATATAAAATTCTATAAATTATTTCTTTTTTATTTAAATTGTTGATAATTTGTATTTTTTCATCTTTGGATTGATCGCCAGAAAATATTCCACACTTAATATTTATTTTTTCAAGTTCATTAATTTGATCTATCATTAATGATTTTAATGGTGATATTACTAATACTAATTTATTTTCATGAATCACAGCAGGTAATTGATAACAAAGTGATTTTCCACCACCTGTCATGACGAATACTAGAATATCTTTTTTCTGTAAGAATGCTTCAATTACTTGTTTTTGGAAATTTCTTAATTCATTTATTTTAAAAATTTCTCTTAGTTTTTGTTTTGCAATTTCCATTTTTAATAAAATATGTTATTAATTACTTTTCAATTTTATTTTATGTAATAATGAGAATGATTATTATAATGAATTAATTCATTTATTTTTTTTTTTTTTTATCATTTGTAATTTCTTTGTAAATTTTTTAAAGGATTATATAAAGAATGAAATTTATAAAAAAAAAAAGCTTTTTATCTAAATCCTTATGTAAGGATATAATTCAATATTTTGAAACAAATCAGGATCCAAATATAAGAAATATTAATCCTGATTACAATGGACGTATTGTATTCTGTCAAACTATGAAAGATGATATTTTAAAACATAAAATCTATGAAAAAGTTTTAGATATTATAAAAATTATTCGGAAATTTTATAATATTCACTATAATCTCTATGCGGATTCGACTCATATAGTTAAATGGAATGAAGGTTCATCATTAGGGGAGCATGCTGATGCATATTATGCGGATGGGACTCCTAATTATACTCCTTGGCGAAAATTTAGTTCTGTTTGTTATTTAAATGATAATTATTGTGGTGGTATTTTTAGATTTACCAAAAAAAATATAGACATAGTACCTAGTAGAGGAACTATGATTGGATTTACTTCAGGAGTAGATGATATGCACGAAGTAACCAAAATATTAAAAAATAAAAGATATACGATTTCTTTATGGTTTACAGATGATCCAGCGAAGGATATTTGGTCAGATTATAAAATTTATTTAAAACAAAAAGGATTAATAGATTATCATAAAAAAAAAAATAGATTAGAAAAAATATTTTTAGTAATTTTTGTTTTAGTATTTTTATTTTTTAGTGTATATAAATATTATTCAAAATTATGATAGGGCTTAAGACCTATCTGAGTGTTCCTACTTTACCAAAGGCAAATCGGAACTTTCCGAATTGTTTGAATAAGTTTAATTATATTTGAAATTGTTTTAATTTTTGATCTGCAATTTTAGAATGTTTTACAAAATTATATTCTTTTGTAGCGTCAAGTCCACTAAATATTTTTAAAATATAATTTCCTCCTGGATGATTTTCTTCCATTAAATATTTATCTAAATTTATTTTTTTATCATTAATGATGATAAAATTATTTTCTTTTTTGATGGTTTCAATTGATTTTTTAAATATTGTATGATCATTAATATTTTTAAATCTTAAATGAAAATCTTTCACTATCATTGTTCCACCTTCTATTATTTCAATGTCATCATCGTTAGATTTAGAGATCTCAAATTTCTGTAATAAAAAAGAGATAAATGTCATCATTTCTATATAAGCAAATTGTCTACCGAAACATCCTCTTTTACCTTCTGAAAATGGTATAAATGGACAATCAAAATTTTTAATTTTTGAATCAATATTAGTTTCATTCCATCTTTCTGGTAAAAATTGATGTGGATTATTCCAATATTTTTTATCATTATGTAGTCCATTTATATTAATGATAAAACCTGTATTATCATATTCTCTTTTTCTTTTTTGTAGAAATTTATTGGATTTGGATATATGTCTTGATATGATTGGTACAGTGGGATAAATTCTTAATGTTTCATTAATAAAATTAAGTAATTTTTTCTGATTTAGGATGTTATGAATATTAGGTTTTTTTGGAAATTCATTTCTTATTTCGGATTGATAGTTTGGATATTTTGATAGATTAAATAATATGGCGGCGATTGTATTTGCTGTTGTATCAAATCCAGCGAAAAATAAAACGGATATTATACCTAAAATATCATTTTTTTTTAATTCCTTTACATTTAATAAATATTGAATGATATCATCATCTTGATCTTCTAAATATTTATTATTTTCGGATTTCTTTAGATTTATGATTTCTTCCAATGCATGAATCAATTTATTTTGATTTTTATGTAACAATTTATTTGTATTGGTTGGTAGATAATCAAGAAATGTGAAAAAATTATGATGAGGTCTATTAATAACATCTTCAATAATAGCGGAAGTGGATGTAAATATATCTTGATCGATTGATTTATTTTCTACACCTAAGGCAATTTTGGTTAAGATTCTGCTTGCTAAGCGATGTGTTACATAGGGAACATTAGTTGTATGATGAAACATATCAACAAATTCATTAATACAATTAATATATTTTTCATTGTATAATTTGTAGGTTCTTTTCATAAGTATTTTGTATGATTCTGTTCTTGTTTTTTTGTATAAAATACTTTTGTGACTGGATGTGCTTAAGAAATCACTTTTTCCAATATAATTTGTAAGTTTATTAAAGATCTTGTAACTTAAATATGGTTTTTTGCTATTTTTATCTCTTAATATAGTTTTACATATTTCTTTATCTTTTAATATGATGACATCTCTCATAAAAAATCTCATAATACCATTATGCATTTTCATAATTGGATAGTTAGATTGGAGATGAATTTTACTTATTTTTTTAGTTAAAATATTTGTAATTGTATTACCTATTATATATTCTTTAAAATTTGAGGGATAATAATCTATTTTTCTTATCCAATAGGGTTCTAAATTTATAAAATATATTAAATAAAATGAAAATAATGCAAATAAAATAAAATAAAATATCATAAAATTACACTGTCTATATTCTATATATCAATTTTATAAATATATTAATTTAAATTTTATTTTATATATAAATATGTTAAAAAAGATAATTTCGGAGCGTTCGTGCTATCATATTATAATAAATAATTATTTATTCTAAAAAGTAAGAAAATATAAATATTCTAAAGAGCTTATAAGTAAATATAAACGAATGTAGTTACAAAGCCGATATTTTTAATGTTCAAAAATGAGAATGTATTTGGAGTTAATGTTAAATTTATTATAATTAGCAATTGAGGACGATTAATCTTTCTTTAATTAATTTGACTAATTTAAAAAAATGGAACACAGATTTTTGAGAAATGACTCTATTATTTTTGTTTAATAAATTATTTATGATATGAATATCGTTATCTATTAAGTTTCTATACAAAAATATCCATTTATGTATTGGTATTTCTGATTTTGCAAAAAGATGATCTCTAATATTGCTGATTATAATGTTACCATTATATTTTTTAAAATCATCAAAACAAATAAATCCTTTTAATCGATTCCAGCTATTATTTTCATCATGATTAGAACAATGTCCATATTGTAAGTTACTATGAAATTCATTTAAATTTTTACAAAATGGAATTGAGTCGATTTCGATAGCATATGCTTCTTCGTTATTATTTTTGCAATAGGTCCAATATGCTTCTTTATTTGGATAATAATGTGTATTCAAATCAAAATCTTCAATAATTTCTACTCCATGTCTAATGAAAATATTATTTTGATTCTTAAATAAATATTCTAATGTTGGACGGATACAATTATAGAAGCAATTTAGATGATCTTTTGTTTCGTGAGACATTTTTTGATATAATTTTTTGAATCTTTCATCAACCCAATGATAATAGTCTGGATATCTTCTTAATTCTAATCGATCGGATAAGATAAGATGTTTATTATAAAATTTTGCAGGAGGATTAGAATGTGAGTATGTTTCAATATTTAAATTATCAAAATAATGGATTAATTCTTTATCATGATTTTGTTGAGAAAATTGATTACATTTTAAAAAATCGTGTAATAGAGAACTTGCAAAATCTTTTTCAAAATATTCTTTCTTTTGATCAATAGGAATTAGATTTGGATCCTTATTAATAAGAAACAAAATGAAAGATGTCATAATACCATGGAATAATCCATGTTCCAAATCATTAAAATAATTTTCTAAATACTGTTTATTAAATTTTTTTTTAGATTTTATGTAGTTATTAAATTCGCCTCTATGATGTTGATAATTTATTTTACAATCATCGGGAAGATTCAATGCATCTTTTTTATTCAAATGACCATATATTGGATGTTTTTTTTTAAGATTACATCGAGAACAAATATAGTATGATATTTCATTAAGAAATTCATTAAATATATTTTCAATTTTGTGTAGATCTGTAAAGTTCATTAGATTTAATTTTATTAATTTTTTTTTTGGTTTTTTTAAAATTTGTGAAATAGATTTGATATTTTTTGAAAAATATTTAGAAGGTTATGATAATTAGGATTTTTTTTCAAGTTTTTAAATTTGAGTATTAGATTATATTTAAAATAAGTTTACCGCTACATCTAGTGATAGCAGTATAGAGTAGTCGTTTCATAATAATAAAATTTTGGTTAGTTTTAAAGATATTAGTAACATCAATATATGTATCAGAAAATGTTTGTCCTTGTGATTTATGAATGGTTGAGCTGTATGGATAGGAGATATAAATATCAGAATTTAGTTTATAATATTTTTGTAGTCTTTTATCTGTATTAGAAAATATCAATGTTTTATCAAATAATTCATATAAATTTTCCCATATAATTTCTTGAATAAAGGAAAAGGATTGTTTTACAATTTTGTGTTTTTTAAATTTTTTTAAAATGGCTTCTTGAATTTCTTTATTGATTGATTTCATTTTTTCTTTCATTAAACATAGGTTTGCGATTTCTTTACTATCGCTAATAATATTAATATGGAATGGGATATTTTTTTTTTTTGGGTCTATATTTCTTATATCATCTTCTCTTAATTTTGCTTTAATATTGGAACCACCATCGATTTCTACATACCAATATTTATAATGATTATTTTCGACTTTTTGAATAAATTTATCCATTATTTTTTTCAATGTTATAAATTTATCACATAATGAAGGATAATCAGGATGATAAATATAATAATCTTCTGTTTGATTTAAAACATTTTTAATATAGTTTAAAATTTGTTGTGTTTCAATATATTTATTTTTTAAATAAACAATATTATTAAAAATTTTGGGTTCGTTCGTTCGGATATCTAAAAGTTCGTGGATGGAATAAATATTGGTGGAGTGAATAATTATGGGTAAAGATATATTTGATTTAGTATAATTTATTTTTTCTTTGAGTTCGATTTCGATATTATTTAGATTATCATTTAATTTTAAAATAGCGTAATGAATGATATCATTCCAGTTAAATGAATATTTATTGTATAAATCGGATAAATTAGATTTTTTAGGATAATTCGCTAATTTGACAATTGAATTAATGTTAAGATAAATAGGATAGTGAGGATCAGATTCTTTGCAATGATCATCATTTTTATTTTTGGAATCACAGATCAGTCCATAAATTTTAATAGGTTTATATAATATTAAGTAATCGTTTATGGTAAATAAAGATTCATGATTTAATTTTTTTCTCATAATATTATTCATATTTTGAACTTTTTGATTTGTATAGGCGATTAGTTTAGGTGGTGATTTTGAATAGTCTTTTTCATTTTTCCATTGATGGAATGATTCAAGTATGGAGGAATATTGATTTAAAGGATCTCGGATAATTAAAATATCGTTAGAATGAATAAATTTTGTAATTATATTTCTAATATTTTCAATAGATTTGGATTGTCTTATTAAATTTGCTAATTTTGTAACATCATTTTTGGTTCTATGGATTTCAATAAGTTCAGAATTAATCATTGGTATATTTAAGATTTGAGTATCTAAAGAAATATGATTATTTGTAGTTGAGTGTGGTGGAATTTGTTCATTATCTCCTGCAAAAAGTATAAAACTATTTAAATAAGGACTAAATGTTTTGAACCATTGGGCTTTATCTTGGGTTATCATAGAATATTCATCAATGATTAATATATCATATTTATTTATTTTATACAATGATTTATTCTTTTTATCTTCATGTTTAACTGCACTTAAGGTATTGTGATTGAATGTGATAGAACCATCAGGATTATATTTTGGTCGTTCATTTAGTAAACTAGATAATGTTTCATAATGATTATCTTTTAATATGTAATCATAAATTTGGTGATCAATGATTTTGTGATGGATTAGATTTTGGATATGTTCCATTTCTTTAAGTTCGTGGATATATATTAAATTTTTGGATTGTAAAGTATTTAATAAATATTTATGATAAATATTTTTATTAACTTCTACTGCGGCATGAGTAGTGGCGCAACTACAAATTGTATATTTATTGAATTCGGGGAGTGTAAATAAATATTGAATAATAGTGCTTTTTCCGGTGCCTGCATATCCATCAAGACGATATAAATTTTGGTATTGATCTTTTATATTTCTGTTTTCAAAAAATGCGCATATATTTTTATATATTTGGATCATAGCTTTTTTTTGGCTAATAGAAAAAATAAAATGTAATTTTGGTTCGTGAAAATTTAGATCTAAATGTTGTATTTTAGATTTTAGAAATTGGATTGCAGTTATGGAATGGAATTTTTTTTTTTTATAATTACAGAAATGATCGATACATTGGTAATGATTATCTTTTAGGATTGTTTCTTTATTGCAATGACATTTTAATGGGATTGATGAATCATTTATTTGTAAAAGATGATCTAAATTTTTTAAAAGATTATTTAAATATTCTTTTTTTTTTTTCCATGAGATTAAACTATAATGATTTCTATATTTATCTGAATTTAGATAACAAGAAATACATCTATATGATAATTTGTTTAATTTGTTGTTGCAAAGATTACAATATTTAAAATTATTAATATAATTGAATAATTGAAAACTAGTATTTTTAATTTTTTTTTCCTGAGTTGGAATATTTAGATTCATGAATAAATTGAATTAAATTGGTTAAATAATAAATAATATGTTGATGTTTCTTTATTTTTTTTTTTCAAAATATAAGATTTTAAAATTTATATTTAAAAGACATGATTAATAATTTAAATATTATGATATTTTAAAGAATATTATGAATAAAAAAATAAAAATAATTATTTTTATATTTTTTGCTTTATCATCATGTTTGCTTTTAAAAGCAATTTTTGATTTTGATTATCATAAAAAATACGATGAAGAATTGGATAAAAATTGTTCTCAATGTTATTCATTAATACCAATTGGGAAAAGAAGATTTAAGATAAAATCTGTTTTACCAGATATGGTAACGTTTAAAAAAAAAAATTATAATCATAAATATTTATTGGATAATCCATTAATAGCACTAAAATGTTTAAAGCGATTTCCTTTGTTTGATGATAATTTTCAATCGCCAGATAGTAGGGATATTTTAATATCATGTGGAAAAGATGGCTTAAATTATTATGGAAAAATTGATGATTATGGAATGATTTCTAAAATAGATGAAGTAGATCCACGGGAAAAATTGAATTATACATGGATAGTTTATACAGATGTATATTTCTAATTAGAATTGTGAATGAAAATTAAAATATTTATAAATAATTTTAGGTTAAAATATAATATTTATTTATAATAATACATAAATATTATGTGGATAGTATTGATAAGTTTAATAGTATGTGGTGCTTTATTGTCAAAATATAAAGAAGGTGATGATCAATTAAAAATATTGAATGTAATGAATGAACATATGAATAACAATATAATTGATGGTTCAATTGATAAAAAAAATAAAAAATCAAATTTAAGAAGTATTAAACCGAATATCTGGATTTATATTGAAGATGAATGGAATAGTCGTGATTGGAAATCATTTTATAGTAGGTTAACATTAGGTAATACCCCAAATTATATTTTATTATGTTTATTTTCGATATATTTGAGATGTTATCATGATTTCAATATTATTATTATGAATCCAAAAACAATTTATTATTATTTGCCAGAATTAAAAATAAAAATGGGAAGTGAATCAACAATTAGTATAAAGAAAAGAAGACAATATATAAGTTATTATTTATTAGAGAAATATGGTGGAATATGGATGGAGCCATCAATTATTGTCATGAAGAATTTGATGGAAATATTTAAATATTTAAAAAAATATCACTTTATAGGATTTTCTTGTCCAAAGGAGTATAGAAAATGTAATGGTTGTAAATTTAAACCTTCCACTGATATTATGATTAGTAGAAGAAATAATATTCTTATGAAAATGTGTAGAATTGAAATTGAGAAAATGGTTAATTCTTATAATTATCCTAGTTATAATTTCAATAAATATGGGGATTGTGTATTATGGAAATATTTACCAATAGCAATAGATGAATATAGATTAAAATATTTACAATTATCTCCTGATTATTCTGGTACAAGAGATAATAATAATACTTATATTAATGTTGATAATTATTTATCAAAAAATTCGACAAACTTTAGAGATATTAATAAAGTTTATGTAGTAATTATTAATTATGATACTATTGCAGAGCATCAAAAATACAATTGGTTTTTGAGGTTTAGTTTAGATCAAATACTAAAATCTAATTTGTGGATAAATAAATTATTTACTAGAAGTTATAGAATGAGTAATATTTACTATTATGATCCAATATTTTATGATTGTAATTATAATGATAAAAATTGTAATTGTATTGTAAATTTTGGAAGATTAGAATGTTTTCCAAATGATGTACAAAAAATAAATGAATATGATTATGTAAAAGATTATAAAATACCATCAATAAATCATAAATCATTAGTAAAAATGTTAAATGATTGTAATTATTTTAGTACAGTTCCATGGATAGATGTTTACAATAGGTCACCTAATAATAATTAACAATTTTCGGATAATCCTTTTCTAAGATCAGAATAAAGATCTCTTATTCTTTTTTTTGATTTTATTAGTCCCTTTGTTTCCCTAAAATGTTTTTTTTTGGTATTTTTATATTTCTTTTCACCATTTTTATTTTCATTATTTGGGTTTGATTCATGATTTTCATCAATATTATTTTGTTTTGCTTTAAATATTTCTTTAATTTTGTTTTTAATTTCATTAATGTTATTATCATTATCATTTAATTGTTCATTTAATTGAGTAATAATTTCTTTTTCTTGTAAATTTTCATTTTTATCATTAATATCATCATCATTTGTTTGTATAGTATTATTTAAATTTTCATCTTGTATCTCGGATTGTGGATTTGTTTCATCAATTGTAACATTATTATTTAATAATTGTTGATTAATTTGTTCTTTTATTATTGAATGATCATTTTGATTTTCGATTACATTATTATTTTCGATTTTATTTTCTATTTTTATTCCATTGGATTGTTCATTTTCTTGATTCATGATAGTTTGAGTGGGGGATACTTCCGATTCAATTTCATCGGTAATGTTTTTCATTTTTTCACTTATTTTGAATTGTTCGAATTCTTGCTTAAGAATATTCATTTGTTCTTCCAAATTTTTTAGATTTAAACTAAATTTTTGAATTTCTGTATTTTTTTCAGTCATTATAAATAAATAAATGAAAATTATTAATTAAAATTAAACCTATCTTTTTTATTATTTAAATAATTAATTATTAAAAAATAATAAAACAAAAAAATATTTCTCCATTAATTTTAATAATGATAATTAAAAAAATTAATAAAAAAAATATAATTAATACATCACATAATCATTTAGATCCAAATACCATCCAGAATAAGTCTAATAAATTAAATAAATTTAATGAAGGTCTCTTAAAAATTAAAAAATTAGTTTCGGATCATGAAAACGAATTATTAAATCAATCTTTAAAAAAAAAAAAAAAAAAAAAAAAAAAAAAAAAAAAAAAAAAAAAAAAAAAAAAAAAAAAAAAAAAAAAAAAAAAAAAAAAAAAAAAAAAAAAAAAAAAAA